TGGTTAATTAACGCTCTGCCATTTGGAGTTTTAGATAGATAGAACAACCCAATTTGTGCTTCTTGGCTTGGACCTATCATTAACTTTCCAGTTCCAGGAGCAAATAAGTTTCTGCTTGGAAGCATCTTTCCGGCTTCATTTACTGCAGCTTGAGAAATTGGAACATGTACTGTCATAGTGTCACCGTCGAAATCTGCGTTAAAACCCTTCACAATTAGTGGTGGAATCTTAATTGCGGTTCCGCTAGTGATCTTTGGCTTAAATGCCATGATAGAAAACTTATGTAGAGATGGCGCGCGATTCAATAAAACCTTGCGCTCGCGCATAACAATCTCTAAAGCCTTTTGAGCAAGAGCCGATTCAGTCTTGATCTCGTCCATTGCCTGGTTAGGTGTTTTACCTAAGTTCACAAGCTCTTTAATAATGAATGGCTCAAATAGTTTCCATGCCATTCTTTTTGGAAGCGCAACTTCATCAACACCAAGAGATGGCTCTGGGATGATAGTGCCACGACCAACATAGTCTTGCTTCTTGCTAAGAACTTTGCTGATGAAAAAACCTTCTTTTGGTTGACCACCAGTTCCACCCTTAATCTCAGAAATAAATCCGTCTCTTGGGCGACCCTTGATTGCAATATCAGTTACACCACTTAACCCTTTTACATGGTGATAAATATCGTTATGAAGAACGGCTTTGTCCTCATCTGGAAGCATATCCATTACAGGAAGCTTACTCATGGTATCTAAAACGCCAAGGTTTTGGTAAATAAAGTTTACATCTGAGCTTGTTACGTTCCCATCTGGAAGAGAGTAGATCGGTCTGTAAACTGGAGGAAGCACAGGAACATGTTTGCGCATATAGGCTTCTGATGGTTTTAAGTCAGAATCCTTTAGTGCCTTTAAGTATCGAATCTTTTTATTTGCCTCATCAAGAGGAGCGCCTCTTAATTTTGGAGCTTTCTTTAAAAGTTCTTCAAGTTCTTTATCGATATCAAGCTTGTCTAATATGGCCTTAATACCTGGACCACCAGTTAAGCCTTCGCCCTTATCGTTAATTACTCCGTCTTTTACATGGAGCTTTCCAGCCATAATTTCGTCGAACTTACTTCCAAGACCAGTAATCTTTTTAATAGCGTTTTCAAAGATAGGGTTTACCGTATGCTCTTTGAGCTCAATATGGCCCCACTTAGTTCCCTTAAATCCACCAAACTTACTTTGATCAAAGAAGCCGCCCTTGATTGGCTCCATGTCTTTAGCTCTATAGAAAACTGGTTTATCCACTTTTCCAGACGACTGCTTTAATACTTCTTTATCGGTCAAGGGAAGTAGAGTCACTTTGCTGCCAGACTTTTCAGAATCAATACCAGCGGCTTTTAGATAGTTAATAAATTTATTGTAAACAAAAGGAGATTGAGGAGGAGGCAACATCTGTCCAGACTTTAAGGCCTTCCAGTACTCATCGTTTTGGTTGGATTTTAGCCACGACATTTCTTTTAGATTTGCTCTAGCTCCATGTGACAAGAGAGAATACATGGTCAGCAAGTCTAAGCTTTTAGCGCTTTCCTCGCCGCCGGCACGCAATGGCTGTTGGTTAAGATCGTATGGATGTCCTGGACCGCCTTGGCGGTTTGAGAAGTTTCCAGTTGATTGCTTAAACAATTTTAAAATGTATGGGTTGCCTACATGGACTTGACCAAGAGATTTCCCGTTCTCATCGAACAACTCTTCTTTGTCGTTAACCCCATGCTCATCCATGAGTTTCTTTGTAGAGTCTAAATAGTCTTCTCCAGTGAAGTTATGCACTACGTGTGTATCGCCCTTAGACTTAGCTACTTTTCCAGCAGCCGATTCATAGATCTGTCCAATATTGATACGAGAAATAACCCCGTGGGGATTTAGCATTACTTCAACCGGCTCTCCGTTTTTGGTTTTAGGAGCCTCAGAATCCGAAATGATCTTCGTGATGATTCCTTTATTTCCCATACGACCCGAGAGCTTGTCTCCGATCTTGGCTTTTTCTTCGGTCTTAATGAAGACCGTAACTGTCTTGCCAGCCTTTTGAACATCGATAACTTCACCTTCGTCTTCAAAGTTCCAATATACACTAGAATCTTTTGGACGATCTGCTAGCTGTCTTTTCACAAGAGCTACAGCAGATGATGGATCTTTCTTATGCAAAGCTGCAATTACAGCTTCGCCCATTTTAATCTTTTCACCTTTTTTAATAATGCCTTCTGCGTCTAGCTTTTTGGCATTTGCTGGCGAAATAGCATTTGGATATTGAGAAGTAAAAGCCGACAGCTTCAATATAATATTGTCGCTTACATCAATAGTCTTTTTGTGGATGTGCTCTGAGGTTAGCTTCTGAGCAGCGGTATCCGTAATAACAATACCGTCTTCAAAATTCAATCCACCGTATGGAATGTATGCAACCTTTAGGTTTGTGCCTAAAGCAAGTGTGCCGCCTTTAGTAAAGTTACTGTCAGCGAGCAGTTGACCTTTCTTAACCTTGTCGCCAGCTTTTACAACAGGATCATGCGACAAAAAGGATTTTCTGTTTAAAGAGAAGTTGCTGTATAGGTCAATTTTAACATCACCGGCTTTGGTTGTTAAAATGATCGCATCCTTAGATACACGCTTCACTATCCCATCATCTGGTGCGATAGCAGCAACTTGATCACCAATTCTTTTCTCAAAAGTACTTCCTTGAGGTGTACCAACTTGAACAAGCGGGGCTTCTCTATGTTTAAGAGAGATAGCCTGCTCCATCATTTTAGCCGCCATCATTGCGCGGTTTCCTTGGTTGGATGGAAGATACGGAACAAGGTTAGTAGACCACGAAAACAATGCTTGTGGGGCTGGGGTAAAATAGTCAGCGTCTTTAGGGTTGATCTCGATGATTTTTCCTTGATGATAAGCTTTTACTTTATCCCCACTCTGTCCAGGCAGAACAATTTTTGCATTTCCAGCTTCTTGAGGAGTTAGGGCTACGCTCTTTCCATTTTTATCTTTAAGCCAAGTCTTGATCTGTTTGCCATCTTTGAAAACACCAAGAGGCAAATGGAGGTTTGCCCCAATGCGGTCTGATTCAGGGGTGTGGATTGGATCAATGAACCCGTAATGCGAAGGGTGTACTTCACGCATCTCTGAAGTAATTGCGTGCTCAGACTTAATACCACCGGATCCCATGATTGTGGCTTTATATTGCCCAGAAAGCATCTCTAATGGATTTGTTTGCTCTGGCGTAGCTGACTTATCGTCTTGAGTAAAAAACGATTCAATAACGCTATTAAAGGCCCCAGGGTTGATTACCTGAGAAACCTTTATTCTCTTAGGGTTATCGATTGTTCTTTTGATCTTACCAGCAAGGCTTGCTTTGTTTTTCTCTAAGCGCTCGTGAATAAAATCCTCAAGCGAGTGGAGCTCTTTAAACTCGAGCGAGGCTCTATCTTCTGCTGGCTTGTTTCCAAGATGAACAGAAAGAAGTTTACTTGCAGCAGACAGAAGCATTTCGCCATCTACCTTATCGAAAGATTTTCCAAGAGTTGTTTTGGTTGTATCTTTATCGATAACGGTTTTAGAAAAGTAATCTTTAAGCTCTTCGGGTTTTACACCAAAAGCAGAAGCCGTTCTGTCGATCATACGATCGTTCATCGTGGCTCTGTTTGCAGCGGCTATTTCTTGACCCCACGCTTTTTCAGTTGCTTGATGAGAAATGCCAAGATGATCAAGAAGTGGATACAGCGGAATATTTGCTTGACCGCCACCAACTTTTGTAATTGAGAAAACACCCTTTGCCTCATTAAATACGAGGTTAAAGTTTTTACCTTTAGCTAGGTTTACTTGGGTTTTAAGTTCGCCGTTTTGCGCTCTAAGCGTATAAGCACCCGGCTTTAATCTAAGCTGGTTTTGAACCTGATACTCATTACCGTTTACAATGTATGAGAATCTATCCGTGGCCTTAGGAATCATAAACAAGCGAACGCGAGGGTCTTTGTCGATTGCTTTACCCGTTTGTTTATCAATTAAAATCAGAGATGCATAAACTGGAATGCCATAAGTTCCATTTTTAGCTTTTACTTTTGATTGAGCAGAGTAATCGGAAGAAGAAAGCCCATCCTCAATCCAAACCTTTTCAAGCTCCATGCGACGATTTTTTCCCTCAATGGGAAATATCGTTTGAACGGCTTGTGTTGCCGACTTTTTGATCTGCTCAAACTGATTTTTGATATCAAAATTTCTCATCGTCGATTGGTATAAGCCTTTTGGTTAACATCTAAAATCCAAGGAGGAAAGAAGATGCTGGAGCTCGAGAAAATCTCGTTAGAGATCATACTGGAGCAGTCAATGGATAGTCTAACACAAGAGGGGGCAGCAGAAAATGCAAGAAGCGACACAAATGAACAATAATACACAGATACAAGAACGTAAGCCGAGCTTTATGTCAGAAATGCTGGGGCAGTTTGCTACCAGGAAGTTCTGGAAGGAAATGGCAAAGCTGGTCTTACAAGAGGTTCTTGCTGCAGTATTAGTGACGGGCGGCGGAATGTTGGTGTGGTATGGCAAGCAAAAGCGAAACCATGATACTCCAGATAAAGCGTTCGGAGGCAATTCGTTCCGACCAACACCATCGTATCAACCATCAAGTTCATACCCGGTTCCATCAGCGCCGCCACCGGATAGATTTCCGGGATTCTAATGGAATCACCCCAAGATAAAAATATTGGGTGCGCTAGGTTTGGGGGTAAAAGATTTGCCCCCGCCTGCATAACTCAAGATCGTTACTTGGGTTGTCGTAGGCTTTGCGTGACGCTAGCAAAATATATTCAAGATAACCCTAACGCTGTAAAGGAGTCAGAAAGAATATATAAGAAATTAGCTAAAAACGGATCACACGTTCAAATGAAGCACATGGGAAAAAGATTACCACCTAAACCAGGCTTGAAATGTACGCTGTGTAGGTTTGTAGCGAAAACAGAAAGAGGATTATCTGTTCACGTAAACAGAACTCATTCTGGAAGGACCCTTAGGAAATAGGGGTCTTTTTTTTATCATCTGGCGTGGCTTTTGCGGCTAAGTAACCAAGAGCTCCAGCTCCACCAACAAGACCAACATCACCAGCAATTCTTTTCACTTCATTAACGCCACCAAGTAGCGCATCTTGCGCACCTTCTGATCTGATAGCGTCTACGATTTTTTCTCTTAGTCCTTGAGGAAGCCATTTCAATCCCTTAGCCATTCCCTCACCAACAGAAATACCAGCAGCAGGAGCTGCGGCGTACCCGCTAAAGTATCTAGCTACAGGACCAAGTAGTTTGCCTTTTGCGTTATGTGCTGAATCGTGTACGTCTTTTAATTTTTTAGCTAAACCAAATCGAATTGTTTCGCCAGAGGTCATTGGCATCTTCAAGCTATTTTTTGCAGCAAGCTGAGATACGTTTTGTAGTTGATTCTTTGCAGCAATACCGATCGCAGGGATGCTTGCGTAGTCTATAACTGCAGGGGCATACGCTTGAATCATGTGAGGGAGATTGTGATACATGTCAGGAGTAAACGTCTCAGCTAGAGCATGGATAATTGATCCAAGAATAGCCTCTTTATGCATCATAGCTGCAGCAGCAACTTTTTCTTGGCTTGGCATAATGGCTTTTGGATTAAATAGTTTTTCTTCGTTAATTCCAAAATGCTTCTTAATATCTGAATCAATTTTTTTAGCTTGTGCTTTGTTTTTAGCTGCATGATATCCACCAGAAGCAGCAACACCAAGAGCTGCATAAAGTGGCAACTTCTTTTTATAATATGAACCAAGACCAGCACCAGCCATTCCAGCTAAAACAGCAGCCGAAGAAAATCGCGCGCGTCTTTTGGCGTTTTCTTTATCGAGGAGCTTTTGTTTTATTAATTCATTTTCGTTCATCTTTATTACTCAATAATTTATGTGCGCCAACAGCCGCAACGCCAGCACCAGCAACTTCAGGGGCTGCTTTACCAATTGCTTGCGCTTTACGAAATGTTGCATCTGCTCCAGAGATCAATCCAGCGTCTGCTTTAATACCCTTCATGGCTCCAGGAATAGCTCTGGTTCCTTTAAACTTCATCATGTCTGAAGGGTTTTTAATTGCGCCTTTTGCACCAGCAACAAATCCTTGGGCTGCGGGATGGCCCATTGCTTTTTGAGCTAAATTTTTTGCGGCACCCATAAAGCCTTGATAAAAAGCATTCTTAATCACATTGTCCCCCCGCCACCGCCGTATGGGCTTGGCTCATATTTTGGCTCATCTCTTTTTGTCGCTCTATTGATGGCGTATGCAGTACCGCCCCCAGCAACAAGAGTTGCGCCGATAGCCTTCAAGACTTTTTGTCGGAAGTCTTCCATGTCGCCATGAATCTTTTTTGGTTTTGGAGTTTTCTTCATTTTATCCAAGCGGATCTTTGCCTGGAGTCTTTTAACAGGGGTCATCCAACCCTGCCATTTAGCTGCAAATTTTTCCATGAAGATATCACTCATAAAAGCTGCTTTTCTTCCCACGTTACGAGTTTAACAATCTCATCCGTTTGAATCATCTGGCCCTCGTCTTGATACTCGCGCTCAGATTCTTTTATTGTTTCTTCATCGATTATAGTACAAAGAGGATCATTTAGCACCTCATCATACTCTTCCATGTCAGAGGTGCTTTTCGTGCTAAATCTTCTGGTGTGCTTAACTGTTTTATACAAGCCCACTCCCGTTACCTGTTGGGGCTTTTTGTGTAGGCAATGCAGCTGGCTGACCAACCTCGCTAGTGTTTCCGCCAGGGGTTTGACCTTGGGTGCCTTTTACTTTTTCAGCATTGTAAGCCATCTCAACCATTCTACCGATATCAGGTAGCTTGGTTTTCAATTCATTCAACGCTTGTTGAGCTACGGACGGCTCCATTTGAGAAAGGTTCTTAGCCCACTTCTTTACTCGTTTTTGAATATCGCTATCAACGATTTCGTTAGCGGCGTTTGGTACGGCTCCTTGAGCTGGCTCCGCGGCATTTCCCTTTAGATCGGATGCAGCCATGTTTTGCCAACTGGCTCCACCGGCTGCCGGCGCGTCTGCGATTAGGCCCGCTCCTTGGTTAGAAGGAAGGCCACCAGGAATCTGAGCTCCGTCACCACCTTGAGCGGGTTGAACGCCGCCTTGGTTTGGATCTCCGCCCATTTCCATAATTCTTTGGTTTGTATTCTGTTGCGCTTGAGCCGCCAGTTCCTGAAGTTTTTGCTGATAATTAAATCCAATAATGCCAGCTTCACCTTGAGTTTTAGCAGAGCCCTTAGCGCGAAGATCGTTGAGATAGTTTTGGAACTGAACCTCTTCAATCATCTTACGCTGCTCTTGCTCCCAATCGTAGCCGAGCTCTGTGAGCATGGTTTGATCGGAAACTTTTGAGTTAGCGTTTAGTCCAATAAGCTGTTGATTACGCTGAACGTCGTCAGCCATACGGAAGTCAGCAAATCGAATAGATTTAATATCTGGCAGGTTAAGCCACAAACGAATCTTGTCTTTTAACCAATGAATAATATCTAGAAGCTGCGATCTATTTTGAATGAAGTCGTTCTCTAGGGTACGCAGCGATATTGATGAGCCCGTAAAGTTCAGGCCACCAAATAGGAATTCTTGCGGAATCCCCATACCCCCCACAATCGTCTGCGTAAGGTAGTTTAGCTCAGGAGTGAGCATCATAGCCTAGGAATTACGGCTTTACAGTTTGGATCACGACCGTGTTTTGTTATTACCGTTTCAATTTGCACACGCCAGTTCGCAAGGTTCGTATGAATGTACGGATCCGCTTGCGCGTTTGGCATTGGGTAAATTAAATCGAATGGAACGATATGTTCAAGAGCAATAGCCTCTTGTGCACGACGAAGAGTATAGAGGTAGAACATATCCTTCAGAACGTGAATGATAAGCGGCTTACCCCAGCCTTGGTCTTGCTCGGCAAGAGTAGGACGACGAATATGTTTAAAGTTGTCATTGTTAAAACGAATCAAACGACGCTGACGAAGTGCCTGTAGAACGATAAGTGGAATATCTTCCAAGATATCGCGATCGCCGCGCTGAATAGCATTACGAAGTTTGTATGGAACTGAGTACATGTAGATGCGTTTTCCAGTGTACTCGTTGTATTTTACTGAAATATTCTCAGGGTTCCATCTAATGATTCGAACAGATTTTCTGTCACGATAAGGAACGTCCCTTACATCAAGCGGTCCTTGGGTTTCGCACTTTGTACAAGTGCCTTTAAAGCCGAAATCGGCAGAGTTAAAATCCCACTTCCATTGAGCAATTGGCATTGAGTTTTTGCAGCTCTGGCAAATAAGAAAGCGAGTAAACGGCAAATGAACAGATACGAATGCGTTTCCGTACACATGGTAATCTAGATTGATTTCCATTAACTGGTCTTTGATTTTTAAATCGCGATTAAAGATCTTGCTCCACACTTCTCGAATGGAATCTTTATCGTCTTCAAAGATCAGATCTGTGATTGGATATCTAGAAACCTTTGTGATCGAGGAGCCAATAAGTGGTGAGTTGTAATAATAAAATGTACACCAACGAAATAATTCCTTAATCGTTGGAGGCATGTATTGCTGGGCCAGATCAAAGAACTGGTTCGGGTAACGCCCGCCACGGCTTCCAAGCATTAAACTTGGAGCTAATCCTTTGTCTTGTTGTTCGCCCATGTCAGCCATTTGCACCTAACTCAATGTTTAGCGGGTATCGGTATTCCAAATCAACGCGGATGTCGTTGATGAGAACAAACGACTTCTCCGGTATGCTAATGATTCGGTTTAACCCGATAGCCGGTATTTCCAATCTTACTAGAGCCTTCTGTAATAGCGGTAGTGAAAAGCGACCGTCGGGCCCAGAATATTCACTAACTGGATCAACGGATATATTTCCGCTGCAATCTGTACTTTCTGGTGGAACCTGAATCGTGGCCTTCACTTCAGCGTTTGGAACTCTGCGTCCTTGAATATCAAAGATCACACCTTCAATTACGCATAGCAGTCCTGTGGATTCAATTGGTCTTCTGTACGCTGTCTTTAAACTCTCATGAGATAATGAGTCGATGGTAGAGATCGCATAATAGTCTTCAAGCGTTCCATCTTCATCCAAGTATTCAACGACAGTTGCAGGATCAACTGGAGCCACTACAGAGGCAATTAATTCGTCTTCACTCTTTTCTGTAATAGTGCGGGCGGTTAACCCAAAATCAGATAATGCAGTGCCACCAACAATTTGAACCGACCCATCTGGGCCCGAGCGAAGATTCGATCTGATGATAACTTTTAGCGCATCCGAAGATAGATAGGCTTGTCCACCAGAAGCTGTTGCGTTAATTAGATCAACAATAGACGTAGAGTTATTGAACGTGAATGTTTGAGAGGATCCGCCGTTGAACTTAAGAATTAATGTTTTACCGTTGATGGTCGATAGCGGAAGCACTGGCATAGAAAAGCCAATAATGCTGCGGTACACCTTGTACGACGCAACATCTGCTTCAGGCAATTGTGACCATCTAAGGGTGATCATTTCTTAAGATCCTTTCCGGCTGCGGTGTTTAAAACCGTGTCCTTACTGTGCCCTGTCAGGTTACTTCTTTCAAGGTACTTCGCTACTCTGTCTTTTTGTGCTTTCAAGAAATCAACAGACTTCTTTTCGGGCTTTAAAAGGTCGCGCATTTTTTTTAACTGTTCAGCACTTTGGATTCGAAACCCAGCCTGTTTTTCGAACCCAATCCAAAAGGCTTTCTTTTCAATTTTCTCGAGCTTATCGTAATACTTGGGATCTTCGGTCAAATGGTCGCGCGCAATCTCACGCTGAACCTCTTTATTTTTAACGTGCTCACGTTCAACCTTTTCGCCCTTGCTTACAGCTTTAGGGTCAAAGTCTTTAGGGTCTTTGTTGTCTGCCTTGCCACCAGGCAAAATATCTTTATGCATCATCCGGCTCCTTGAATGCGTAGAAACCCACGATTGGGGCTTGCTCGTATTCCGCTCTTGTTACGTGGAAACCCACTACAACAGCGTCTTGATAGTAAACATCGAAAGACTTGATCTGTGGAGCAATTTGCCCAAAGTTCTCGCCTATTCCAGAGTTACCTAAAAAAATAATGTTTTGACCGCCAATAAACTTCATGAGGAGAACTCCGTCACTGATTTATTGGTGATATTATCGTACGAGGTTTTGTGTGTATCGGTAGTTTGTCCTGGAGGAGCAAATACGCGACCTACCTCAAATAATGCTTGTGTAAATGGATGCAGCCTAGCCTTTTCGATCTCTATAGTTCCAAGAATTGTGGCTTCTGTTTCGTCTTTGAAAGTAAGGGTAATGATTCCGGTCTCTTCATTTAGAATCCAGGTAGTCTTGATTGTATTTTGAGCTGAAAGAATCATCTCTAACCTACCGTGAAAAATGGCTGGGTGGATGTTCTAACATCTCCGTCTACCTCTATAGAAATCACTACATAGAAGTTCTTATCTACACCTGCCGAGATTGGGTTTACGAATCTAAATATACCATCTCCATTAGGAGATGACAAAGCCCCAGACCAAACAGTAACCCCTGAAGAAGTTTTCACAGTAACAGAGCAATTAACTGCGGATAGAGAAGTGTTACCGTCTTTTTCAGCCCAAGCGATAATCTCTTGTTCTCCAGTTAGGTTATTGTAAACCGTAGACATTCTGTTGTGATACTGGGTTTTTCCAGCATTAAGAATGTCAGCGTGGGTGGCAAGGTTAGATACGTCAGCCTTGTAATCATCTGGGTTAGTAAGAGATCTATTAGAGTAAGACCAAATCTGAGCCGGAGTAGCGCCGCCACCAACATAGATACCAGCGATCGCCGAAAGAATGCTTGCCTCTGCGGCTGTTAGTGTAGACTCTCTTGATGGATCGTTTGGAATTAAATCTGTTCTTGCCTTAATTCCAACAACGAGCGAATCAATGGAGTCGATCTTCAACTCATTAACATTGATTTCAGAAATAATATCTGTTTTTGCGGAAGCAAGCTGCGCCGAGGTTGCAAGAGGAGCTAGGTCAGAAGCGTTTGCTGTTCCGCGAGTAGAAACATTTACGTCTAATCTGTTTAATCTAGCATCATTATCTAATAGCGGATTTGTAGGTCTTGCTAGTACAGAAGATTCTTTTGCTGGGTTTACAGGAAGGTTATCTGTTTTTGCCTTAACAGCATTAATTGTAGACTGAGCGGTCACAACCAAGCTTTGGGTTGCGGCGTTCCCAGAAGTAATAACGGAATTAGATGCTGGATCTGATGGAAGGTTATTTGTTTTTGCTTTAATTGCTGTAGTATCGGCAATAACTGTATTCAGTTTTACTTCGTTCTCGTTAGCTTCGTTGGTTACTACGCTATACAAACCAAGAAGCGTGCTTTGTTGTGCTACGCCAGCCAAAGCGTTTGCAACCTGAACCGCAGTTGCTCTAGATGAGATTTTAGCATCAACGTTGTCTTTAATTAGTTTACCTAAAGAGCCTGGCTGGTTTGCTTGAGAAGCTAGGTAATCCCAAATCTTTGCAATCTCTGCTGCATCCAAATCAATATCAGTAAGCGTTCTGGTTCCAAAGTTCCAAATCTGTGAAGCGGTCACTGTGCTTCGAGTACTTATTGGGACGTCAAGATAAGAGAATCTTGGATCACTTGTTTTAGCTACTGGAGTTAAATCAAAGTGATCGTACACCATAGTAAGGTCTCGACCGTCTACGCCTTTGATGCTGTCCTTTAAAAGATCAAGTCTACCTTGAATATCGGTAAGCGTTGGGCGAGTAAGAACTGTAGCATTTACTGCTGCAACGGAAGCAAGAGTTGCCGGGTCAGCTGGAATGATATCGGTCTTTACTTTAATAAGATCAATTTTCGATTCGTTAGCGTTAATCTCGTTAATAATGTTTGTTTGACCAACTTGAAGGGCTGATAGTCCAAATGTTGGGTTATTTACTTTGCCTTGAGTGTCGGTAACTTTTGTATCAACAGATACAAGTTGAGCTTGAATTGCAGTGAGGTCAGCCTCAAATTCTGAAACCTCTGTTACCGCAGGAATATATCTAGTAACGCCGTTCTCTATAACCGTGGCCTCAACCAATAGAGGGACCTCTTGTGTGCCGGCGCTAATCGTATAATCGTAATAATACGCGCCAACCTTAACCCCGTCTTGAGTCATTGGGTCAGCTAAAATAAGATCAAGGCCAGACGCAAGAGAGCGAACTCTGATTGTTGGAGTAGAATCTGGCGCTTCTGGATTACCAATTGAATCATACAGTCTTAAATGAAATTGGTATGTCTTGTTCCCAGAGGTGGGTTTAATTAAACGATCAGGAACAATAAATCTTGTTGTTGTGTTATTTTGAATAGTCCCAACAAGAGATGTTAAGGAATCAATCTTAACTTCGTTCTGATTTACTTCAGCGATTACTTCAGCCGCTTTTAAATCAATCTCTGGAATGATCGCGTTTACGGAGATCTGCACGGCTGCAATATCAGCTTGGATTGCACTTTTAGCCGCATTGATGTGAGGATATAGGTTATCAATTTTAACTTCGTTCTGATTAATTTCAGATCTTGTCACACTGTGCTGATTGCCAATCTCAGCATATATTGCTGCAAGACCATGAGTCCCGTCGGTTACTTCATCGTTA